ATATATATATATGTATTATATATAATACATATATGGGAAAATTAAAAATATTAGCTACAGTGTCTTTAATGATTAGTTCTATTTCATTTACTTCACTTGTTTGGCGTATATATACCACACAAAATACAAGTACATATAGTTGGATCTATTTATCGGGAATTTTACTTGCTCAAAGTTTAATGATTACATATGGTTTAGCCAATAATGCTCCTGAACTTTATCTCCCAACTATTTATGGAGTGGTTGGAATGTTATATATCATGTATAACAAATATACGTATGGACATAAATATGATACACAACATGACATACAAGAATAATGATTTATATTATTTTCCAATAATAAACATCATTAAATACTACTTATTTTCAACCTTTTTACCTCTAGATGATATTTTTTATCTTTATGTTCATTTATTTTTAGTGATATTTCATAATACCTTCGTTTGAAAGCAAGATTTTACCATTTGCTTTTTTTTACAGCTATTTTTGGACCCTGACCACGTTTTTTCACGTTATTAGGATCATATTGCTCCTCATCGTCGTCATCATTTATTTGTTTAGATAATTCCCAAAATTCTTTTGATCCTAATCTGAAGTCATTATGTGCGTCTGCTTTGTACCAAAACACTTGGTCTTGCAATTTATTGGATTTTGCGTTATTATTTATTACTAAACATTCAAAATTCTCTGTGCATTGGTCCATCACTTGGCAAAAGGACTCCAATGTTGGAAACATACCAGCATAATTCTCATAAATACGTTTTCTATTTGCAATATATGGTTCTCTCAAAATGAAGACGTAATCAATATTAGTTCTTAACGTCGGAGGTATACCTAAAGGATATTGCATTGTGATGAGTAACATGACCTTCCAATGACGCCCATTCATGAACAGGAGCCGCATCATCTTATCACGTGCCCAACTATTGTCATACAAACAATCATCCAATATTACAAATGTTCTAGGGTCAATTGTCGAACGCTTAAATTGTTCCATTTCTCTTTTTATTTGTTTCAATACACCACGCTGACGTTTCAATATATTTTCTATAATTGCAGTGTTATATTCGTTGTGTATAAATAACTTTGGAACCAATTTTCCATAAAATCCGTTTCCTTCTTCTGTACCAGAAATTACAGTTCCTATTGGGATATCTTGATGATAATATAGTAAATCTCTTACCAAAAATGATTTACCTGTGTCACGACGACCTATTAATACTACCACAGGACCCTTGGATTCATTTGGTTTGAAACTTATATTTTTCATATCAAAACGCTTTAACTCTAAATTCATTATAACTATAATAAATATAAAAAAATTATTATTTTTACAAACGAATTATTTCTATTCCTTAAATATTAAGGATTAATTAACTTTAACAAATAAATAAGTTAGATATAAATTTTATTAATATTCTAATTACCTAATGAGTATTTCTGTAAACTATCAGAAGAGAAAGAATGTCAACTTGTTCAACAAATTTCAAACTAACAAAAATGTTAGTTTAACAAACGTCCAAAATTACATACCTATTTATGACAGATTCTTTTCATTAAATAATACAAATTGGAATTCTATTAATTTAAATCATAAATGGGCTATATCTGATATCAAAGATTCTAAATCTAATGATGAATCTGACAATATATTTAATTGCAAAGTTAAAAACATTAAGGACGACAGCGAAGATTTTACAATTACACAAAAAGTTTTTATTAAAATGGCACCACTTCTTGATCCATTTAAGTATTTAGTAGGTAAATATAATCATTTAGATACACAATTATTTAATCTTCCATCACTCGATAAATCTATTAAAGTTCATCCCAAAATTTCAGATACCAATAATTCATCTTTTATTGACGGATTTTTTTGTTTTTTAACTAGTCAAGTTTTAAATCAACATAATTTTATTCATGGTGTTGATTATTATGGTTCTTTTTTAGCCATTAAAAATAATTATAAAATTAATATTATCGATGATATTGACTATTTAATACAATCCGATTTTTTTAATAATCAGAAAAATATTTTATTTAAAGTCGAAGACTATTCTCATTTAATTACACCTAACGAATCTAAGCCTTTAGAACCATTAAAAATAACTACTAGTTTAAAATCCGTATTATCTGTTAAATCTATTGATGAAACTATATTTGAAGATATTTTTGAACCCAATAATGTAGCCGTTTCACTAGGTGATATAAAAACCATGGGGTTGGAACTTATTGATATCACTAATTCAAATAACTTTGATGTTACTAATGAAAAAAAATCAGAGACTTTGAAATCCTCTTCTACATGTTCCTCTAGAACTTCTCATACTAATTCAAATGATGAAGATTCAAATGATGAAGATTCAAATGATGAAGATTCAAATAAAGATGATTTAAACGATATACCTCTAGAATCTTCACAAAATATAGATAACGAAGACATAAATGATCAAGATGACGACGAAGAATGGGAAGATGAAGATGACGATAACAATGACGATGAATCTACTATCAAAGAAGAAACATTGTTTTTAACATTTCCTCAATTCCCAGTTCAAGTGATTTGCATGGAAAATTGTGAAAATACTTTGGATGATTTAATTACTAATGAAAATATTTCTGACGATGAATGGTTTTCCCTATTAATGCAAATAATTATGATTCTTATCACTTATCAAAAAATGTTTTCTTTTACACACAATGACTTACACACTAATAATATTATGTATGTTTCAACTAACAAAAAATTCTTGTATTACACTTATAAAAAAAAAACTTATAAAGTACCTACTTTTGGAAAAATTTACAAAATTATTGATTTCGGACGTGCTATTTATAAATTTAATGGAAAGTTATTTTGTAGCGATAGTTTTCAACCCGGAGGAGATGCCGCTACACAATATAACACCGAACCATATTTTAATGAAAAGAAACCTCGTTTAGAACCTAATTTTAGTTTTGACCTTTGTCGATTAGCGTGCTCTATTTTTGATTATGTTATTGAAGATTTTGACTCTATTAAAAACTTAAACGGTTGTTCTCCTATTATGAAACTTATTGTTGAATGGTGCATAGATGATAATGGTATCAATGTATTATATAAAAATAACGGGGTCGAAAGATATCCTGATTTCAAATTATATAAGATGATTGCTCGCTACGTTCATAAACATACTCCAGTAGCCCAATTAGAACGCAAAGAATTTAGCAAATTTTTAATTTCTAATAAAAATATACCTAAGTCTGAACAACTCATCAATATTGATGAATTACCTACATATGTTTCTTAAAGATATACGTACAATATTATTATCTTTATTTATAATAATATTATGTCAAATTATGGGTTTATTCTTACACGACATGTTACTTCTGAACAAACTAACAAATATTGGAATCAAAGCGTTAAACTTATTAGAACATTTTACCCCTTAAGAAAAATTATTATCATTGATGATAATAGTAATCAAGAATTTGTTAAAGCGTTTCATGAGTATAAAAATGTTACTATTATACAATCTGAATATCCTGGAAGAGGAGAACTTTTGCCATACTTTTATTATTTAAAATATAAATGGTTTCCCAATGCAGTCATTATTCACGACAGTTTATTTATTCATGAAAGGATTCCATTTGAAAATTTTACTATGCATGTTATTCCTCTATGGCATCATAATTACGATAAAGACAATGTTAGTAATATTTTACGCATTTCTGCTTGTTTAAAAAACAATTATTTGCTTATTAAAAGAATCAATGATAATGAAACAAATATTCTCGGATTAAACCACGACAAATTTAATTTGTGTTTTGGGGGACAATCATACATCAAATTACGTTTTTTAGAACACTTAGAAAATAAATATAATATAACTAATTTAGTGCATGTTATCCATAATAGAACCGACCGTTGCAGTTTAGAACGTATAATTGGTCTTTTATTTTGCCAAGAATACCCAAAATTACTTAAAATAAATTCCTTATTTGGAGATATATTTAAACAGCATAGAGCATTTCGTTATAATTATGAAGAATATAAACAAGATTTACATTATAAAAGGGTAGTTAATCCATTTGTTAAAGTATGGACTGGAAGATAAATACGTATGTTTTACTTGATAATGCTTGTTTAAAATGGTGGATTATCTGTAAACGCCTGTGGCTCTAAAGGTATAATATTTTCATTTATTACTGGAGTCAATTGTTCTAAAACAAAAATACCACTTACTACACTTACATAGACTAACAAAGAATCTCTAATAAGTATTTTTAGAGGTTTGGGTTCATCATCTACATATCTCATTTCTAAAAACTTTGCTATAAAAAATATCACGGATATTATTCCCGCTACTAAAAATATATTATCCATATTACAATATATTTTTACATTTCTTAAAAAATAATAACGCATTTCCACCTTTAGGAAAGGTGGATCCAAATATATATTATAAGGAAAGGTTTGGCAGGTCAAATGCAACATTAATAAACGTAGTTTTTTGATTTAGGCCAAAATTTCAATATCATCTAACAATAAATCAGCATCCAATTTTACTTCTGGAGGATTAATTACATGAATGTCTAAATTTCCTAAAGATACTTCTTCATTTGATATTTTTATTTTTTCATCCTCCTCATCCTCTTCCATCTTTCTTTGCATATTTCTTAATACACTTATTTCTTCTAAACGTTCAATTGTCTTTGGTGCATTTATTTCTTCTTCTGTGCCATTATTTCCCATTGCTTTGTCTATGTCATTAAATTTTAAACTAACATTTGAATCTTTTCCTTCTAAAATTGTCTGTGTTTCTTCTTTAACCGGTTTCTCAATTACCTGCTCTTTTGTTTCTTCAACTACATCTTCTTCTACTGTTTCATCCATATAAGCCCTTAAAATACTTTCTACCGGAATACTTTCTCTTACTGCGTTTAAAATACATTCTTGTACTATTATTTCTAATTCCCTGTTATGTTTTTGTATTTGTAAAGCCGAAGCATTCATTTCAAATAAATATACATTTTTGTATACCTTTCTCGCTACATTCACATATGCTTTATGGATAAAATCATCTAACTTAGGTATATTAATATCAATCTTCTTTTGTTTTTGTCCCACACGCATCGCTGTTAATAATTTCAATTGAATTATATGAATACATGTTACTAATTCTTCTAAATACGAACATCCACTTCTTTCAATAATACGTTTTCTTTCTGTTTCTATTATATTTGCATTCCACTTTGGAATTCTCGTAATAAAATTTTGAAACGTCATCAAATACTTATCTGTTTCACCGTTTTCCTTGCAGAGTTTATAAGATTCTTCGAATATTGATTTAAAACCCTCAATAATTAAAGGCGTCAAAATTGTTAGTAAACGGGCACCCCATTCGTTCTTTGATTCATGCAATGAACTAACATTAAAATCATCCATAATGTAAATATTTGATGTTTAATTTTTCACTTTTAAACTAATTACTAAATATGCTGATTTTTTGTTTCCATTCCGGCAATATATGGTGTAAATTAGATTTTTTAATTTGTTATCATATATCATCTGGAACTAATTATAGTATTTTCTTTGATAATTCTCAGTAACAAAAATTTTCCAAAAAATAAAAGGGGTTTTCGATTTTGGACATTTATAGATGTCCATTTTCAGAAATCCCAAAAAAGTTCCCAAAAAAGACCCTCCAAATGAGCCTTTGTGACCAGAATGCTGCGAATACGCGTTTTTAAGCGTATTTTTTTGTTATGATAAATTTTTTGTATTTTTCAAAAAAACAATTTAGGCATTTTTTATATTTCCAATATATAAGAAAATGGAAATGCCAAAAAATGCCGTGTATAATTGCGTAAATTGCAATTTTAATTGTCGTAAGAATAGCAATTGGATAACACATATCCAAACAAAAAAACATATCACTAGACATAATGGAAATAATATGGAAATGCCGGAAATGCCAAAAAATGCCGAGTTCCACTGTTCAAAATGTGGACAAAAATATTTATCCCAATCTGGACTATGGAAACATTCTAAAAAATGCAGTGATTTAAGAAGAGAAAGATGATAATCAAAAGTCTGGACTAACAAAAGCAATTAAATATGTCGCTAACGAAAATATAAAACAAATCAGCAAATGGCAAAAGGTCCATCCAGATTTTTCTGACCCAGAATCAAAACAAAACGACAAATATATGCAAATAGTATTAAATTCAATGTCTGGTTCCACAAAAGAAGAATCAGACAGAAATTATGAAAAAATTGCCAAAAATGTTATTAAGGAAGTTGTTATTGAGAAATAATTGCGGGGAATAAAACACTTCGTAATCCCTGCATGTCCCAATTACTCACCTTGACAAGACCTTTCTCAAAGATGTTACATAAACGATATATTTTCCAAAACGGTTTCCTTATCTAAGAAAGTAAAATTTATTATAAACATCATTATTAGTTTTTCATTTCTAAATTCTTTTCTTACCTTGTTAAATGCTATTAATAATTCGTATCTTTTACTTTCTGACAATGTAAATATTCCATCTTCTATTAATTTAATTAAATCCATCGCATTATATGCTTTTTCATATAATTTTACTACAAAACTTTGTAGATCTTCTTGTAACAT